GGCAACTTCCGGCAAGCCATGAATCAAAACTAATCAAACGTTCAAATCTGTAACATGTTGAACGGTCGGCAGTTGTTTTCAAATGGGGGTTGCGATGGGTAGCAGGGGAGGACGACGGGCTGGGGCGGGGAGAAAGCCACGTTTGATGGTGGTCCCGCCGGTGTTGGAGGTTGGTCCGGTGCTGGAGCGGCCGGCGTCGGGGCCGGGTCCGGTTGGGTTGACGGCGTCTGAGCGGGTGGAGTGGGAGCGGCTTGCACCGTTGGCCCGGGAGCGACAGACGTTGACGCCCGCGACGGCGCGGGGGTTCGAGATGCTGTGCCAGCAATTGGTACTCGAGCGGGCGTTGGCGGGCGAGCCTGGATCCGCGGCGCATCGCGGCGTGGTGCAGCGGGTGCAATCGCTGCTCAAGGAGTTCGACCTCTTGCCGAACGGGAAGCCGCATCAGGCGGTCGGTGGGGCGGTCAAGCCGAAGTCGGCGCTGGAACTGATGAAGGAACGGCGGTCGGCGATCCGGGCGGTATGAGTCGGTCTGGGCGCTTTACACATCGGGTCGACCGGTACGCCGAGTCTGTGCTCGACGGCGGCGTGTTGGCGGGGCCGTTGGTGCGCTTGGCGTGCGAGCGGCACGTTCGCGACCGGGAGCGGGCGGCGGCGGGCGGGTGGTATCGGTTCGACGAGGGCAAGGCCGACGACATCTTCGAGTTCTTTGAGCGCGTGTTACGGTTGCCGGACGTGATCGACGCGGAGGGCGTCCCGCAACCCTTCCGGCTGGACGTCGGCTCGCAATTCTGGGCGTTTGTCCTGGGCTCTGGGTTCGGATGGATTGACGACCGAGGGCGGCGCCGGTTCCGCGAGTGGTATATCGAGGCCGGGAAGGGGACCGCGAAAACGCCGGTCCTGGCCGGCGTCGGCCTGTTCGGGCTGATCATGGACGGGGAGCGGGCCGCGGAAATCTACGCGGCGGCGGCGGATCAGGAGCAGGCGTCGATCCTGTTTCGGGACGCCGTCCGGATCGCGCAAGCCTCGCCGGACCTTGACGACGAACTCGAGTACGACGGTGGCGTCCATATCTGGCAGATTCGGCACCCGGCGTCGCTGTCCGTGTTCCGGACGTTCAGTCGGGAGAGCGGGCAGCGGTCGGGGACGCGGCCCCATATGGGCCTGCTGGACGAATTGCACGAGCACGGCACCCCGGAGACCTCGGTCAAGGTCCGGGCCGGCGCCAAGCGGCGCCCACAGCCGCTCTTTGCCGAGATTACCAACAGTGGCTATGACCGCACGTCGATTTGCTGGCAGCGGCATGAGCACAGCAGGCGGGTACTCGAGCGGGTCGGCGGGCTCGAAGACGATCAACTCTTCGCCTATGTGTGCAGCCTGGATGACGGGGACGACCCGTTCGAGGACGAGGCGTGCTGGCCGAAGACGAACCCCTATCTCGGGGTGACGGTGACCGAGGACTATCTGCGCCGGCAAGTCGCCAACGCGAAGAGCATCCCAGCCGAGACGAACAACGTCCTCCGGCTGAACTTCTGCGTCTGGACGCACGCGAAAGATCGCTTCTTTGACCGGGCGGCGTGGCAGGCGTGCGGTGCGGTGGTCAGTGATGCCGAGCTCGTGGGGGCGCCGTGCGTCGGGGCGTTCGACCTCGGCGAGACGGACGACTTTACCGCGTGGGTCCGTGTCTGGACGCTCGCCGATGGACGGGTGGTGACGCGGTGCCGGTTCTGGATTCCCGCGGGCGCACGGGAGGCGCATCCGCACCGGCCCTATACCGCCTGGGAGCGGGCCGGCCTGCTCACCATCACCGAGGGCACCGCGACGGACTTTCCGGCCGTCCAGGCGCAGATCGCCGAGGACGTGCGCGCGTCCGGCGTGCGGCTGGTCGGGTTCGATCAGCGGTTCGCGCGGCAGATGGCCCAGAACCTCGAAGGACAGGGGCTCGCGGTCGTGGACATCCCGCAGGGGTTCTACTTGAACGAGGCCCTGCGGTTGGTCTCGACGTGGGTGGTCGAGGGGCGACTGTGTCACGGCGGCGATCCGGTCCTGTCGTGGATGGCCGATAATGCCGTGGTTCGGCACAGCGAGCAACGGATCCGGCTGGATAAGGATGCGGCCAGTGACAAGATTGACGGGATTGCAGCGCTGGCGATGGCGGCGGCGATTGTGATCACGCAACCGCCGGTTGCGAGCGTGGAACCAGACGTCTTTGTGTTGGGAGGGGCCTGATGTCCGACAAAGAGGATGTCCCGCGCAAACCGGGGCGGCCGAAAGCCGCGGCCCCACTGGTGCCGATCACCGGCTGGGTCACGCATATCGTGTATGACCGGCTCACCTCAATCGCCTCGGCGCATGCGCAATCGGTGTCTGCGGTCGTGCGCGACACGCTGACACGCCGCGTGAAGCCGCCAGAGGATCAAAATCCCTTGACACGACCCAAAGACTAGGGGAAAGTAGAGAAATCGGATCGACGTGCGTATGTCGCGCACGCCGACCCTGACCCGCAGCAGGCCCAGTGGAGGGGCCCCCGCATGGCTACGCCCAAGAATACCGCACAGACCGTCGCAATCAAGCCGCCAAACTTCGGCGTCATCGCCTTTCACATCGAAGGCATGGCCCCGCTCGTCGTCCATCGCTTCTCGGCCAAAGTGAAAGCGCAGATGAAGCAGAAGATGGAAACGGGCAAAGCGGCGTCCAGCCGGAAGACGCGCGAAGCCCGATCGACCGACGATCTCTTTCAGGAAGCTCGGTACATCAGTCAGGACGGGTGGGACGGATTCAACGCCTCGGCCGTGCGCGCCGCGATGATCTCCGCGTGCCGGCTCGTCGGGTTCAAGATGACGTTGGCGAAACTGTCTGTCTTCGTCGAGGCCGACGGCGTGGACGCCCAGGAACCGCAGATTTCGTTGATTCGTATTGATGGCGCCCCGGCGCTCAAGCAAGAAGATATGGCCCGCGTCGAAACCGGGCAGCCGTACGTCACGGTCCGTGCCGCTTATCACGCCTGGCGGGCGGTCGTGCGGATTCGGTTCGACCTCGACCAGTTCACGGCCGAGGATGTCGCGAATCTGATCGCCCGGGTCGGCCTGCAGGTCGGACTCGGCGAAGGGCGCCCGGATTCGAAAAACTCGGCCGGTATGGGCTGGGGCCTGTTCCGTGTCGTCAATCGTGAGGAGTCGGTATGAAGGACATGACCAAGACCGTCCCGTTAGCGTCGCTCGTCGTCGATCCGGCCATCTATCCGCGGCGGGCCCCCGACGAGACGCACACTAGCGATCTCTTGCGGGCGTTGCAAGCGGGGGCCGTCTTGCCCCCGATCATCGCCGACCGTGCCACATTGCGGATTGTCGATGGCGTGCATCGGCGCGCGGCGCTGCTGCGCTATCTCGGCCCAGAGGGATTGGCGCCGGTCATCCTCCGTGCCTATCCCGACGACAAAACGCTGTTTCTTGATGCGGTCACGCTGAACTCGGCGCACGGCCGCAAACTGGATCGCGATGATCAGGTGCGGATTGTCTTGCGGCTGCGAGACCTCGGCGCGGCCGATGCCGAGATTGCATTTCGGCTGCACATTCCGGAACCGGTCGTGCAGAAGTTGAGCCTGCGCGTGGTGATGACCCCGGCGGGTCTCGCGCCCAGTAAACGCGGGTTCGAACATTTGGCAGGGCAGGCCCTCAACGCCGCGCAAGTGGCGGCGATGGACTCCGTCCGATCCGGCGAAGTGGGGCGGCTCTGTCTGGAATTGTCGCGGATGCTCGAGCAGCACCTGGTCGACCTTGAGGATCCGGCGGTCGTCGAGCAGTTGCGCGGACTGGCCCGCGCGATCGACGCGGCCCTGCACGTCACCGCCTAACAACGGCAGGCGCGGCATGGCACGGCGCGGCGAGGCGAGGCGCGGCATGGCAGGCCGGGCAGGGCGCGGAGCGGCCGGGCTAGGCGCGGCGCGGCCTGGCGTGGCAGGCGAGGCCCGGCTTGGCATGGCGAGGCGAGGCGAGGCATGGCTGGGCAGGCTAGGCGAGGCTGGGCACGGCCCGGCCGGGCGAGGCGTGGCGCGGCCTGGCCTGGCAGGCTAGGCGGGGCAAGTCGTGGCCGAGCGAGGCCCGGCAGGCGTGGCACGGCAAGGCGGGGCGCGGCACGGCGAGGCATGGCACGGCAGGGCAGGCGTGGTCTGGCACGGCGGGGCGTGGCAAGGCTAGGCAGGCAAGGCGCGGCGCGGCACGGCGAGGCTGGGACAGGCAAGGCTTGGCAGGCTAGGCCTGGCAGGCATGGCAAGGCACGGCGCGACACGGCGCGTCCCGGCCTGGCCGGGCGAGGCAGGGCAGGCGGGGCGTGGCTCGGCACGGCCCGGCGCGGTCGGGCGGGGCGTGGCAGGTTAGGCGGGGCAAGTCGTGGACTGGCTAGGCAGGCGTGGTGTGGCACGGCATGGCCCGGCATGGCAAGGCTTCGCCGCGGCTCGCCATATGGAGGCGACGGGTTCTCCGTCGCCCTTTTTTGCTACAGAACATTCCTAGTAACGGTTGAGACGCGCCTAGCATGAGCGCGTGACGCGCGCGTATGCGGTATTCGAGATCAAGTCGGTCGACACCGCGCAACGCATCGTTGAGGGCATCGCGAGCACGCCGTCCGTAGACCGTGGCGGCGACTCGATGGACCCGCTCGGCGCACAATTCGCGCTTCCCCTGCCGTTTAAGTGGAAACACGGCGACGCCGTCGGCGAAGTGTTTCACGCCAACGTCACGCCCGACGGCATTCGCATTCGCGCCAAAATCTCCAAACTCGCCGACTCGGCGCCGGCCGACCTAAAGGCCCGCGTCGAGCACGCCTGGTATTCGATCACGGCCGACCCGCCATTGGCGCGCGGCCTGTCGATCGGCTGGGGCGGCATTGAATCGCAACCCCTCAAGGGTGGGCGCGGAACCCGCTGGACCAAATGGCTCCTCGGTGAAGTCTCCATCGTGGAGATCCCGATGAACCAAGAGGCCAGCATCACCGCGATTAAATCGTTAGATGCCGAGGATCGCGCCGCGTCAGGCCTCGATCCGGAGCCTGGAGACCCTGCCGGCGTTTCGGCGACCTTACCCGTGTTCTACGGGGGAAAGCCCAAAGCCGTCATGAAGACGTATACCGAGCAGATTACCGAATTGTCGGCCAAGCGGACCGCGCATGTCGCGCGGCTCGAAGCGATTCAGCAGAAGGCGGCCGACGACGGCCGCACCAAGGACGCCGCCGAGCGCGAAGAGTCCGACACCATCAAGGCCGAGATCGCCGCGATGGACACCGAGATCAAGGATCTCGGCGACCTCGAGGCGATCAACCGCACGAAGGCGCAGCCGCTCGTCACGCCCACGACCCTCATCACGCCGGCCGCGTCGCATACGCCGGTCATTCGCGTGCAGCCGAACGTCCCACAGGGGACGGCCTTTACCCGGATGGCGATGTGTATCGCCGCGGCCAAGGGCGACAGCTTCCGCGCGATGGAGCTGTCCCGGCGGTTCACCGATTCCACGCCAGAAGTCGAACTGATGGTCAAGGCCGCGGTTGCCGCGGGCGATACCGCGAACTCGACCTGGGCCGGCCCGCTGGCCGTGGCGCAGCCGCTCGTCAACGAGTTCCTGGAACTGCTGCGACCGCGGACGCTCCTGGGGCAGATTCCCGGGCTGCGCCGCGTGCCGTTCAATGTGAGTGTGCCGAGTCAGACCACCGGCGGCACCTACGGATGGGTGGGGCAGAACAAGCCGAAGGCCGTCACGAAGGCCGATTATTCGACGGTCACGCTGACCTTTGCCAAGGCGGCCGGGATCATCGTCCTGACCGAAGAACTCGTGAAGATCTCGAGTCCGTCGGCCGAGGCGCTGGTGCGCGAGGAAATGATTGCGGGGATGTCGCAATTCCTCGATACGCAGTTCATTGACCCGGCCGTGACGGCCTCGGCCGGCGTGAATCCGGCCAGTCTCACCAACGGCGCCTCGACGGCGGCGGCGGCGGGCGCCACGGCGGCCAATGCGAAGGCCGATCTGGTCGCTTCGGTGCAAGTCTTCACGGCGGCGAATGTGCCGCTGGAGGGCTCGGTCTGGTTGATGAGCGACTCTAACGCCTTCGGGTTGGCGCAGTCGATGAACGCGCTGGGGCAACCGATGTTCCCGGGCTTCGGTGGCGGCACCGGGTCGATCTACGGCATGCCCGTGATCATCTCGAACAACGTCGGGAACCGGGTGGTACTCGTGCATGCGCCGTCGATCCTCTATGCGGATGATGGCGGCGTGTCGATCGACGTCAGCCGCGAGGCGACCGTGCAGATGGACAGTGCGCCGACCGACACGGTGGACGCCACCACGGTCTACATCTCGCTCTGGCAGCGCAACCTCGTCGGCCTCCGGGCCGAGCGGTTTATCACGTGGATTCGCGGCCGGACGGCGGCGGTCCGCTACATTTCGTCGGCGGCCTACACCGGCGCCTAAAGTCGGAGGACCGATGCGCTTAGCGATTGGAGGCCCCACCAGAGATCTGGTGCCGGCCTCCTTCGCCGTCGATGTCGCGGAACTGTTCGCGTATACCAAGGCGCGCGGGCCGTGGCCGGATGTCTCGCTCCGGTTCACGCCCGCAACCTACATCCACGCCGGCCGCGAATGGTTCCTGGAATCGATGATCAAACAGGGCGCGACTCACGTTCTGTGGCTCGATACGGATATGTCGTTTCCGCGGGAGCTGGCGATCCTGCTCCACGGGCATCACCTGCCGATCGTGGGGTGCAATTACCGCGTGCGGCAAGACTCCGGGTTGTTCACGGCCCAGCGCGTCGACCGGTCGCGAGTGGAGACCACCGCAGCCTCGACAGGCCTTGAGTCGGTCGGCGCGCTGGGCTTTGGCGCCGTCCTGATGCGGACGGATATTGTCGACGGCTTGGCGCGGCCGTGGTTCCGGCACGGGCTCAACGAGCAGGCCGGCGACATCGGCGAAGACATCATGTTCTGCCGGACGCTCCGCGCGCACGGCTACGACATCATGATCGACCACGACCTTTCGAAAGAGTTGGGACATGTCGGCCTCCACACCTACCGCACCCTCCGTCAAGAAACCGTCGAAGCCGTCGGCGTCGCCTGACGTGCTCGAGCTGTTGCCGCCGCCGGGCTTCGGGTTCAGCGGGACGGCGAAGTTTGATCGCCACGACCCGGCGTCGATGGTGCTGGCCGCCGAGTTGATCCGCCGCGGGTACACCGTGGTCGGCGAGGGCGCGTGACCGCCACGGCCTCCGCCGTCCGGCCGGACCTGGCGGATCTGCCGCACGGGTGGTTCCATCACGGCCCGAAAATCCTTAACCTCCTCGAGCAGGCGCGGCCCCGTGTCGTCGTCGAACTCGGCTCGTGGATGGGCGCCAGTGCGATTGCGATGGCGCGGGTGGTGCGTCGCTGGGGTGGCACGGTCACGTGTGTCGATACCTGGGCGGGCGAGTTGACCGACGACGGCGGCTCGCCAGTAGGTCGGTCGCCGATCATGATTCATACCATCGCGCGGGCGATGGTGGAGGCCGGCGTGAGTGCCCATGTGCGGTTGATTCCAGCGTCTACCGACGCGGCGGCGCGGGCATGGCGTGGGCCGATTGACTGTCTGTATATCGACGCGGATCACTCGTGCGAGGGGTGCGCGGCGGATCTCGCGGCGTGGGTGCCGCACGTCCGGCCGGGCGGGCTCCTCATGGGTGACGATTACGACCATCCGCGGTATCCGGGCGTGTCGGTCGCGTGGGATGCCTTTGAAGCACGGACCGGCATCGCGTTGACGCGGTATCAGGCGGATCCGCCGGTACCCGGCGGCATTCGGCTGGTGTACGGAGTCGTGCCCGGTGCCTAACTTCACGTGGCGGGAGCGGGCGACGCTGGCCCTGATGCAGTGGTCCGGGCTGGCGAAGGCGCTCCCGGCGTTGGCCGGCGTGGACACGTCGCGCGGGTGGATCTCGTCGATCCGCGAGTCGTTCACGGGCGCGTGGCAACGGAACGTGGAGGTTGAACTCACCAATGTCCTGAGTCACCCGACCGTGTTTGCGTGCGTGACGTTGATTGCCGACGACATCTCGAAACAGGAGTTCCGACTCGTCGAACGGGACGACGAGGGGATCTGGACGCCGGTTGAGAGTCCGGCGTTCTCGCCCGTGCTCCGGCGCCCGAACCACTACCAGGCGCGGATCGAGTTCGTCCGGTCGTGGGTGATCTCGGTGCTGACGCAGGGGAATACCTACGTGTTCCTCGAGCGCGACCGTCGCGGCGTGGTCATCGCCATGCACGTGCTCGATCCGGCGCGGACGCGCGTGCTCGTGGCGCCGAACGGCGAGGTGTATTACCAGCTCGCCCGCGATCAGATGGCCGGTCACCTCGACGACGGGCTCATCCTGGCCGCCAGCGAGATCATCCATCACAAGATCAACACGCTGTATCACCAACTCGTCGGCCTGTCGCCGATCTACGCGAGCGGGTTGTCGGCGGTGCTCGGGTTGCGGATGCAGACGAACTCGGCCCACTTCTTCGGGAACGGCTCGTCGCCGGGTGGGTTGTTGATTGCGCCGCCGACGCTGAAGCAAGAGCAGGCCGACGCGCTCAAGCAGCGGTTCAAGGCGGCGACGAGCGGCACCAGTTACGGCGATCTCGTGGTGCTCACCGGCGGGCTCGAATACAAACCGATGGCACAGACGGCCGTCGATGCGCAGTTGTCCGACCAATGGAAGTCGACCGCCGAGGCTGTATGCTCCACCTTCCACGTGCCGGCCTACATGGTGGGCGTCGGGCCGCCGCCGAGTTACGCCAATATTCAGCCGCTCAACATCCAGTATTTCGCCCAAGCGTTGCAGGCGTTGATGACGGGGATCGAAGACCTCGTCGATCACGCGCTGGGCCTCGACGTCAAGGTCGACGGCCGCCAACTCGGGACCGAGTTCAACAAAGACGATTTGCTGTGGATGGACACGGCGGCGCTGGTCGAGACCGAGAGCAAGAAGATCGGTGGCGCCATCGGGACGCCGAACGAGTCGCGCCGGCGGCTGAACCTGAAGCCGGTCACGGGCGGGGACGACGTCTACAGCCAACAACAGAATTGGTCGCTCGAAGCGTTGGCCCGCCGCGATCAGATGGCGTTGTCGCCGCCGCCCACGCCCACGACGTTGCCGCAAGCGGACGACGAACCGGTCCCGGACGATCCGGACGCGGGGAAAGCGTTACTGACCTTCAAGGTCAAAAGGCTGCTGTGTGCCTAACCTCACGATCGACGACGTTGCCGCGGTGATTGCTGCCGCCGTCACGGACGCGACCGCGCCCCTCCTCGCGCGGATCGCGGACCTGGAAGCGAAAGCGGCGATCCCGGGACCGCCGGGGCCGGCCGGCCCTCCGGGACAGCGGGGGGAACAGGGGGAGCCGGGGCCGGCCGGCCTCAACGGCACGGACGGGCTCCCCGGGGCCGCTGGCGCGGTCGGACCGATGGGGCCACAGGGAGAGCCGGGGGCGAAGGGGATCGACGGCCTGCACGGCCGGGACGGGCGCGACGGGTTGCCCGGCGTGCCGGGGCCACCGGGCGACAAGGGCCTTGACGGCAAAGACGGACGCGACGGGCTCGACGGGAAAGACGGGCTCGGGTTCGATGACCTCGACATGCAGCACGACGGCGAACGCACGTTTACGTTTACGGTGCGGGCTGGTGAGCGCGTCAAGACGTGGACGTTCACCGTCCCCGTGATGATTTACCGCGGCGTCTACACGCCCGAGAAAACCTACACCTATCAGGACGTGTCAACGCTGGCCGGGTCGTTGTGGGTCTGCACCGACCCGACGCTGAGCGGCCGGCCGGGGTCACCGGGGTCCGGCTGGACACTCTCGGCGAAGCGGGGCGCCGACGGAACACCCGGCAAGCCGGGCCTCAATGGCAAAGACGGGCGCGACGGGAAAGACGGCAAGGACGGGAGGTATCACGGATGACGCCGCTCGTCTCGCTCGAGGATGTCCGGCTCTGGATTCCGGCGCAACCGGAGGACGAGCCGTTTCTGCAGCGGCTCGCGGAACTCGCGACTGGCGCGGTGATGGATTACTGCACGGATCCGAGCGGCGCCCCGTTCACGTGGACGGAGGCGA